AGCTTGCCCGGAGCGCGGGCGGTAAGGTTTCCAGTATGCAGGCCGTGTATTCTAAAGCGCGCGCCGACGGCAGAAAATTTGCGGCTCATCGGTGCGTGGTTTTCTGTCAGGTCGCCGATTTCGAAGAGGTATGTGCTAAACTAAAAGAGCAGGTCATTCTGGAATCATGAACATCATCGAATTTCCAGTGGAAGCCATTTTAGCGGCGCTCCGCCGGGTATCTTTCCATGGTGAAACTGTGCATCGTATAGACCGGGATAACGGATTCTGGACAGCCTACAATGCGAACGGTACTCCACTCAAAAACTTTGATGACAACGATGCGTGGTCGTTGGCCGAATGCTTCTTCCTACACCGCCGGTCAATTTCAGTTTCATAAGCCTGGGTGGAACGCCGAAGTCAGCGGCTAAACGATTAGATAGTAGGTCAAAAAAAGTGTAACAAATATTTTGACAACTTCGCCGGAGTGTGATTTAATATGGGTAGTTGGCGGACAGAGAACAAAAAACCGGGAACTCCCCGGGGTAAAATCAGTAGTTTTCCTGACTTGTCAATTTGACCGGATTGTGAGAGGATATGGGCATGAAAGATAACAACAGTTTCGTTCCGAGATGGGTGCAGGCTATGGACCCGCCCCGCTCCCCGCGCGGGGTGCGATTATCGGACCTTCCCAAGTGGCGTTCTGAATTGGCTGCGGCCCCGGACGCGTTCCGCCGGGCCGAGGTAAACAGGAAGTGGGGTGCTCTGTGATTGACTGGCTCCGATATTTTTTCACCAATCTGGACGAGCAGGACATTGCGATTCTGTTCGTGGTGGGCGTCTTCGCCGCTGCCGTAACCGCCGCGTGGGTCTGCTTTTGATTTTATGGATGACAGAAATAAATCGAACGGCGCAAGCTTGGGCGGTGCAGTGATGTGTCTTACGTTACTCGGGCTGCTGTTTTTCTGGCCCTTTGTAGTAAGTTGCGTAGGTCCGATGTTGTTCTGTATTTTCTGGTTTCTTAAAATCATAGTCATCGGCGTGATTGTGTTCTCTGTCTTTGCGGTGCCCTATTGCTTGTGTGTTGGGGTGGGGGTTATCCTTAATGAACGCTCCGCCTCTCGCCCTGCTTACGTCGAACCAGACTTTACGCCTGGTCCTCCGCCCCCACTATGAAGAATCTCATTTACGTCCGTGTCAGCACTGAGGACCAGGACAATCAACTGCAAATCGACGCCTGTCAGAAGTGGTGTGAGCAACAGGGAATCGAAGCCGTTTTGTTTGCTGACAAAATCTCCGGCGCTAAAACTAGCCGTCCCATGTTCGACAAGCTGCTGGAAGCTATACGGGCCGGGAGTATTGAGCGCGTAATCTGCTGGAAGCTGGACCGGATTGGCCGGAGCCTGCCGCATTTAGCGATGACGATTGAAGAGTTTCGTTCGAGAGGGGTCGCGCTCGTTGCTGTATCGCAGGGAATCGACACCAGCGCCAACAATCCGATGGCGAATTGCCAGCTTGGCATGCTCATGGTATTTGCAGAATTCGAGCGAGCATTGATTCGCGAGCGGGTCATTGCTGGAATTGCTGCGGCAAAATCTCGCGGTGTGAAGTTTGGTCGCAAGCTAACGCATGCTGTTACGCCGGATGTTGTGCGGGATATGAGGCTTCAGGGGTTGACGCTGGCGCAAATTTCTAAAGCGACTGGCGTCAACCGGGGGACAATCTTCCGGCTGTATCAACAGGCCATCAAGGAGTAAAAATTTATTTTGACTAATTGACTGCGCTACGCTAGGGTGTGGTTGACAGTAGAAAACCAAAAAACAAAAGCAGATATAAAAATGAACAAAAAGTTCCCCTTATTCGTGGTGCCAGTTCTCGTGACGCTTTGCGTCGGCTGCACCAATACCAAAAAGCTCGGTTCGATTGGTGATACCACCTTTTACCGGGTGAAAAGCAGCACCTTCACCGGCCCGAATTTTTCGGCGTTGGTTGTGCGCGAGGGCACCGACAAGCCGCGTGTTGAGCAAGTGTTCGGCGGGCCGGGCATCGGCGCGACCGTCATTTCGGCGGGTGGACAAATCGGCTCGTCGGTCCTTTTGGGGACTAGCTTTCCGAAATTCCCGAAGAACGTTGGCGACAACGTCAACGTCTCTGGCGGTTCGGCTAACGCTACCGGCGGAGAGACCAGTTCCAGCGCGGGTGCTAACGCCAATACGTCCTCGGATTCTTTCTCTTCTTCTGACAGTTCCAGCGCTAGCACTTCCCACGGCGGCGCGGGCGGCGCGGGCGGCGCAGGCGGCGCGGCAGGGGCGGGCGGCGCAGGAGGTAATGCGACCGGCGGTAATGCGACCGGCGGTAATGCGACCGGCGGTAATGCGACCGGCGGCACGCGTATTCATCCAGCTTCCCCCGGCAATGGGGGCACGCCCGGCAACGGCGGGCAAAATGGTAACGGACACAACCCGTAACCAACGCGACACGACGGGCCGGGCGGGCCTAACAAACCTGCCCGGCTCAGCGTCTAAACACTGACATGCAAACACAGACTTTCAGTCTAGGCTACGTTCCGTCCCTTAAGACGGACAAGAAACTTCGGCGTTGGTGGTTCGGTCGTCGGGAAACAAAATGCGCTGCGGCATTCGTAGCCGTGCGCGAAGCCTTCAAAAAACAAAATGGATAAGCTACAACATCAAGACTTGCAATGGGCGCTCCGCCGGACGCCTAAGATTCTGCTTCGCATAATGAAGTGTCAAATCTGGGCAAATAAAATTTTCGTAGGCGGAGGATTTCTTCGCTCAATCGTCGCCGGGGAACCGGTGAACGACGTGGATGTTTTCGTCACCGACAAGAACGCAGCGCTGGCCTTGGCGCGGGAAATCAATTGCGCTCACTTCGGTATCGACGCGTTTCTTACACTAAACGGAGATGATGCACGCCGTCTAAACCGTTTCGTGGAAACGGACAACGCCTACACCATCACGCATACGAAACCGAGCATTCAAATCATTCATCGCTGGACCTTCGACAGCGCACAGGCAGTCAGTGACTCGTTCGACTTTACCTGCTGCTGTGCTGCGTTCTGGTATTCGTGGACCAAGCCGGACAATGGACACTGGGAATCTGTCTGCGACCCGCTGTTCTATCCGGATGTGGCGGCAAAGCGTCTCGTGTATCGGAAGCCGGCTAGGAATGAGGATGCAGGCGGTTCAATGCTGCGCGTTCTGAAATACTACCAGAAGGGATACCGTATCCCGCTGGATTCTCTGGCGGCAGTGATTGCCCGATTGGTGAGCGGAGCCGCAGTTATGTCCGAGGTTCGGCTTACTCAGATTATCACTGGTCTGTTGAGAGAAGTGGACCCGGCGATTGACCCGGACCATATCGCGCATTTACCTTCATCGACTACAGACGAAATCGTCTCGGTTGACGATGGGGAAACCAGGGGGTAAGTTAATAGCACTGGGGGACTGGCTCGCGCCGAACGCCGCCGTAATGGAGAAATCCGATAAGGCCGCTCTGATGTAGGAGACGACAGTCCCCCAGTAGCTACAACAAAAATTATGAGGGGAAATTATTTTCAGTTCGCGGACCGAGGCTCCGCCCTTAGTCCGTCAGTCGAGGCGGCTACGAAAGAGCACGCAGTCAGATGCGAAGCCAGAATCAAAGACCGGCAGTTGAAGCTGCCGAAGAAAGGCACCAATGAGCGAAAAAAACAGTAATATCGAACAGCGTCCCGGGTGCGAGCAGCCGCAAGCGCCACGGTGCAGAACAGTCGAGAGCGTGGACGACGGTAATCATCCGCTGAACGCTCCCGTAGTCACTCAGCCCGGCGGCTCAATAACCGCGCAAAAGACCACTGGCGAAGTGAAGAAAAACGTCCTGAACTAATTTTATGAAAACCATAATCGTCATCGCAGTTCTTGGAGCCGCTGGCTACGCAGCCTACCGGTATCGGGACGTAATCAAAGCCTTTGTGGCGAAAGTAATCGCTAAAATTAAAGGCCACTAATTTTTTGCAGGATGGAGCAGCCCGGTAGCTCGTCTGGCTCATAACCAGAAGGTCGTCAGTTCAAATCTGACTCCTGCACCCAAAAATCTATGCCCTATAAGATTGAAAAACGCGGAAACCAGTTTGTAAAAATCCGGCAGGATACCGGAAAAATCGTTTCCCGACATGCGACCCGCGCTAAGGCCGTCGGCTCAATTTTCGCTGAGATTGCTCACACCGGCGAAGACGTGAATAAGGTTGCCCCCGGCGTGGACCTTAGCCGACCGCACGGCAAGTAATAATCTGACCCGTCCGGCTTGAAGGGGCTCGCACGCGACGAGATAGAGATAGGGAGGCCGGACGGGTTCTGTTTTTATGCTCGCAATTCCTGACGCGCTGGATAAGTTCACCGAGCCATCAGTTCCTGCCGACCCCGCCGCGTGGTATAGACCGGGCACTCAGATAAAAGAATTTCACTCGTCTCCGGCGCGGCTCCGCGCTCTTATCGGTGGACGTGGGACGGGCAAGACCACTGCTATTGCTGTTGAGGCAATCTGTAAACATGGCTGGCATAATGCGGGGGCTAAAATCTATATTCTGCGCAAGACCCAAGATTCCAATGAGGATACTACGCTTGAAACTTTCAGTTTGACATGGCCGAAGTTGGGCACCGCGTATATCGACACAGGAGTTAGTCTGTTCAAAAAAATCGAGGGCGGAAAAGAATTCAGAATTCCATCTCGTCTCGCGGTTGAACTCTACAATAAGTGGCAGCGGGAAAAACCGAACGCTACCAAGCAGGACAAGATTGTCTGGCTTGAGTATATTGGCGCGCGCTACTGCTCCCACATTATTTTCGCCGGTGTTCCTGAGAAGCGGTATCAAGCTTCGCGTTTCCGTGGATTCGAGTGCTCGTTGCTTATCTTTGTCGAGGCCGACCAGTTGAACAAAGACGATTTGGATTTAGGCGTTGCCTGTTTGCGCTGGAAGGGTGCGGACCCGGAGACATGCGACGAGAACGGATTTATTCTCGATACAGGAGTCATCCTCGATACAAACCCGCCGGGCACGATGCATTGGATTGCTGAAATGGAAAAAGATTTGGAGAAGCATCCGGACCCGAACATGCAGTTCTGGCATTTGAAGACGCGGGATAACGCGCATAATTTGCCGGACGGTTACGTGGACTCGTTGGAAAGACAGTATCGAAAAAATCCGGCGATGTATGAGCGGATGTTGAACGGACAGTATGCCGACGCGTTTGACGGCAATCCTGTTTTCTATGCGTTCGCTTCAGAGCATGCTGCTAACAGTTTGCCGTGGCCGCAAGGCGCTTTCCTGATTCGTTCCTGGGACTTTGGAACAACCAACGCAATCATCTGGTCTGCGTATTGGGCCGATACCTATCAGGATGCCGAGGGCAAAACTTTAACTGACGAATATTGGTGGGACATTCACGAATATTTCGCGCTCATGTCGGATGTAGAGCGGCAGTGCAAGGCATGCCTCTCCATCACTAACAAAATTTTCCCGTTCTGGAATGACCGCACAATCTGTTCAGGAGTGCGAGACTATTGCGACGTGGCCGGAAAAGCGGAGACCGATAAAGGAAGCAGTGTCCGGGTGCTACACTCATATGAAATCTATCCGGGCTACATGCGGATGGGTCTGCAAGAGTCCCTCGCGGTTTATAATCGTATTCTCGAAAAGACCGACCACTACGGAAAGCCGATTTACAAAGTCGATAAGAAGTCTTGTCCCATGCTTTATACTGCGAGCCTCGGCGGCTACCGCTATCCAGTTCAAGGTGAACCCGGCTTCGGAGGGGACGAGCCTCTGAAAGGTCCGAGGGGCGGCAACTATGACCACGTCGCTGATGCCAGCCGCTACGGAAAATACAACTGCCTACGGCTCATACGGGCCGAAGTTCAGAAAATGAATTCTCCTATCGGTCATTGGGGAAGAAAAGAGACCCCGAACCGAGTGCGCCGGGATTATTGACGGAATCTGTTCTAGGACGTATTGTTTGGTGTATGGACTTAGGAAGAGAAATCAATCACGGACCCGGACTTACTTCAGGAGTTACGGAACTCAAGAAGCACGTATCTTATCCGAGCTTTCAACTCAGCGACGAAGTCGCGAAGAAATTCGGCGAGGAATACGATTGCGAAGTCGGCGACGAACTAACGGCTGTAGTCAAGCTCCGAGTGTCTGGTATCCGAGAGGATGAATACGGGCACAGCAAGACATTCGATGTGAAGTCGATTGACGACGTGAAAGAGGAAGGTTCCTCAGAGGAAAGCGACGAGTCGGAATCCGGCGATGCTGAAGAAAAAGTCTTAGGTTATAAGCGCCCGTCTGGAAACCACGAGACGCCCTCGCTTTCGAGTCTCACTGACTAAGTCCATCTAAGGGGGTTTGTATGTTGAACTATGCTGGTATTCCCATGCCTGCCGCTGTGCCGGGCATTTCCTCTCCGCTGCCTAATCGCGTGCAATCGGTGCCGTCGCCTTTGTCTGCTGTTCACACCGGCGGACCCGGGCTGCTACCGCCTCCGCTGTCCGGAGCTATCCATCCTCCGACGCCGCCCTCTCCTGGCAACAGTCCTTCCATGATTCCTGCTCCACCATCTTCTCACCCCGGCGACCATGACTGGGTTGTTGAGCCACAGACGGACGGGACGTTACTTCTTCGAATCAGGCAAGCTGACGGAAAACCCGGCCCCATTGTCAAAATCATTTCTGGTATAAAGGTGCCCGGCGCGGAGTAATCATGAATTTCCGCAATCTCATTCAGGGCGGAGAATTCGGTTCGGCTGAGCAAGTGCTAGGCGCTGGCGCGGGGGAGCAGAGTTGGCTGCTTGCTCCATGGACTTTCGATACGACTGTTCCGGATGATGCTGCTAGTGATGAGCAGATAACCAGCGCAGTCGTCACGAACAAAAAATATTTCGGGTCCAAGGGCGTCACGATACCGGACGGCATATCCGCCGTGCGTGCTGCGGCGTTTCTAACGGGCGGCGCTTTTGTCCCTGATGCAGCGACACAGTCTGCTTCGCTTTTCTATCGGTTCGCTGATGATGATATTCTTCGTGTCGCGGGGCGATACGCTGAGCTATCATTTTGGTATTATTCTGCTGCGGGCGGCGAGATTTACATTGATGTGACCGGCACCGCTACATACGAGAACGGCACGCTTAACTTTTCTGCTACCGGACCGTTGAATGCAATGCAGTTCAAGACCCGCGCCGGGTGGGAAAGATTTTCTCGGGTGATTCGATTCACTGACCTTGTCCCGAGTGACTACGCTCTAGGAGCATTTCAATCCATTAGTGCGGTTGACTTGGTTATACATATCGGGGGCGCTCCGCGCTTGCCCTTGGCTGGCGATTTCATTTTGACCGAGCCGTCGCTGTTTCTTCTCGACGATGTTTACGCTGAAACGATTTTCAATAAGTCTATCGGCGCGACTGGTCCGAACGGTCCGACCGGCCCTACCGGTCCTACTGGCTACACCGGACCGGGAAATTTTACTGGATACACTGGACCTACTGGATATACCGGACCTGATGGCACGCCGGGCGGACCTACTGGTCCGACTGGTTACACTGGTGTAACAGGTCATCCGGGAGATACAGGCGAGACTGGGCCGACGGGCTACACCGGTCCGACTGGGCCTATTGGTGCGACCGGCGCAACAGGATATACCGGGCCGGATGCCTCAGATGAATTTTTGGATTCAATAGGTGCTATCCCGTTTCTTTATCGTGAGTCCTACGCTCTCGTAAATCCAAGTCAGTTCACTTGTGCCGCAGACAACTTGGGAGTGGCGGGAGCGACGACCACGTCAATTGCTGATGTTAATCAGACGATGACTCGTGAAGTTACCGTCAATGGGTCTAATCGAGCGTATGTGTTCGGAGCTTCGCAGCATTATGGGGCTCAAGTGCGTCGCGTTGTCTGGGCTAATCGGTTCAACGTCCTGACAGCAGTGCGTGCATGGTGCGCTCTTACAGACGAGAACACCGGGAATCATTCTTCTGGCACCAATGTAGAAAACCTGCTCGACAGCGATGGTCTATCGAATAGCAGCTATATCGGATTCCGATACACTGCGGGAACTGACACGAACTGGCAGTTGGTTTACAACAATAGCTCTGTGAGTCCGCATGTCGTCGATACAGGGGTTGTAGTCGTTGATAAGCTGGTCCAGTTAGAGTTGCGCATGGTGTTAGGTTCACCGTTAATCACTGCTCATATCGACGGCTCTCAGGTTGCGTCTATTAGCACTAATCTTCCTGCGGCCACAACTCTATTTTCCCAATTCGCAGGAATTAAAGCAATTTCCGGCACACCCACCTTTCGATTCGGCTGGTGGAGACTTTGGGAACGCGTTCCTTTCTAAAGATTTTATGGATAGATTACTTGCAAGGCGACTACAGGAGGACCAGCAATTCCGTGGGCGTATGGTCAAGCTCGCGAAGGATTATTTACGACTTGGCAGAGACTCCCTCGCATATTGGTCAAATGACTTCGATACTGCCTACGATATTTTGCAATGCTACTCCGCGCTATCGAAAAAAGATTTCGAGATGCTCGAACGGTCCAGCCCGAAGCGATTTGTGTTGCCGATGACCGCGACGCAAATCACGACGATGGTTACGTATATCGCTCAGGTTCTTTTCGGACAGGATACGCCTCACAAAGTTGAGGGCCGACGCCCCGAGGACGAAATCTCCGCCGAATTCATGAACCAATTGCTCCGCTGGAATGCTGAACAGCAACAAATGTATCATGTCGGCTATCTATGGATTCAGGATGCCATAGCGGTGAACCGAGGGGTTTTTTACAATTCATGGTCTCCGATTTTCAAGCCACAATTGACGGTAGAAAACGTCACCGACCCTAAAGATATAGACCCCGCCACGAATCAGCCGCGCACCTATCCCCGCCCGCGTAGGAAGAATATAGCCGTTGGAGGCTACAATCGCGCCGAGCTTATTAGCCCCTATGATTTCGTTTGCGACCCGACGCTGCCATTGTGGAGAATGCAGGAAATGCGCTTCATGGGACACCGTGTTGTCCTTCCTGTAACTGAACTGCGTCGCCGCTCCAAGCTTGATACAAGTCATCCGCAATATGTGATGCCGTGGGCAGTCGATGAGTTGGTTGAAAAAGCTAAAAAGGGCGTAGCTCAGGCCGATGCCGCTGTTCCATCTTTGCCAGGCGTTCTACCGAACCCTGCCGAGATTCGTCTTTCTCGGACCGCTTATGAGCGAACCCGTGCGCTTCAGCCGACCGGCGCGAATCAAGCGGACAAGAACGATACCGGCAACGTCGAATGTTGGGAGTTGCATGTTCGATTAGTTCCGCAGGACAACGAAATTTATGGTGAGAAAGACACCGACCCATCTGGAAATGAGCCGGTCATTTTCACCGTCCTGATTTCTGGCGGAGACGTTCTTTTGTCGATGACGGAAAGCACCTACGGTCATGGGATGTATCCTTACTCTGTTGCCGAGGGCCGACCGAATGCTCATTTTCAATTTTCGCCCGGATGGGTGATGATGTTGAAGGGGATTCAGGACTATGTTGACTGGCTGAAGAACCGGCATCAAGAGGCACTATCGCGCACAGTGGGAAATTTATTCGTTTACGACCCTCAATGCATTGACGTGTCGGACTTCATGAACCCTGACAAGGAAGGGCTGCTTATCACACTGAAGCCTGAAGCGACCAACAGGAAAATCAGCGAAATTTTCCAGCAAGTCCCTATCAAAGACCTGACTGAGAATTTTCATGAGGAAGCGATGGAATTTGTTCGCTACTA